TTGCAGGTTATCGCGCTCAGTGACGATATAGGTAATAGCCCGGCGTTTTTCGATTCATTGCGCGCGGATATTAACGCGATGGAGGACTTGATTCGCAATTTCGATATTGCCAAGAAGGGAAAAACCATAGGGCCTAAATTACAAATGGAACGCCGTAATCTACAAATACAACTCCAACGATTGTATAAGCGTTACGACACGCTCTCGAAGGATTCTCTCGCGATCGGTTGGGATAATGTTAATTTAGCGTTGGACGATTTTTTCGCGTTGCCACACTCAACCAGAACGGCGAACCCGATATTAAAAGCCAGATTGGAAAAAGAGAAGCGCCGAATTCTTGACGCTATCAACCGGGCGGGTCGCGCGCCTTCGGACCCGACGTTTATAACCGCCGGAAGCGAAGAGCGGCGGCAACTATTGAAACTTTTAAGGTCGAAAGACCCGGCAAAGATTCGCTTAGAGATTGCAAAAGACCCGGTACGCTCCGCTAAGAACATCACGGCTTGGGAACAACAAGAAATAAATAGAGTGAAGAAGCGCATCGCTCGCCTTAAATGGTCCCTTGGTGATGAAGGCTTGGAGGAATGGGGGCCGGGGATTGTAAATAAATGGTCGCAGAAATGGAAAACTGAACTCGCCAAATTGGAACGAAAGTTAAAAGGGCAAATACACGACGCCGAGTTACCTTTCATCGAAGGAAGGAAGGGTTATTTCGGGGCGCAGAGTACGCGCGGCACACTCGACGCAAATTTGCGGGAAGCCGAAGAGTGGTTGTCGCAAGTTGTTTCGAAGAACTCGGTCGGGAAAAAGCAGCTAAACGTCCCCATCGGCAGAACCTCCGACGGTCGAGCATATGCGCGAAGCGGACTCGATAAGGGCACACTCGACGCAAATCGCGGTATCTTTCTTGCGAAAAACTCGCCGATTCGGACAATCATTCACGAGTACGCGCACCACATCGAATTTGGTAAATTTACTAAGCGCGCGCGTGAGTTTCTTCTGAAGCGCGCGAAAGCCGACCCGAAGGGGCGGCAACAAATGAAAAAGTTATTTCCAAATTACAACTACAAAGCCTCAGAGTACGCATGGGAAGACGACTTTTTGTCTACATACATGGGTAAGGATTACGGAGACAGGGCAACCGAAATTATTTCAATGGGTATCGAACAAATGTTCGCTAACCCGGCAGCACTTGCGCGGGGCGACCCGGAATACTTTCGTTTTATAATGGACATTTTGAAAGGCATATAACTTGTTGAAGCTAAAAATGGATAACGGCGTAACGTTGATAATTCGCGCGGGCGACATTACCGACGATAGCGACGGCGGATATGGCGAGATAGCAGAACGGCATTTGCAATCGTTCCCCGGCGGCTTCTCGATGGGCGGGCATGATCCCGATCCAGAAATGACGCAAGCGCGAAATCTTAAAGAGGCTTTCGGCGGTGAAATCATCGCGGCGAAGGACAGAAAGACGCCGATCGCGCCACCGGAGGCGGTGAATTAGTGCGGCGGGTGCGGCTTCCGGAGAATTAGACGTTAGGATTCGAAGCGGTCTTCTGATACGATCGCGCGCGTCGGTTGTCCTGTCGGTCGACCGCAAAAAAAACACCACCACCATAACAGCGGCGACCGATCGCGGTCGCGTCGGAGAATTGAAACATGGCACTAAAAGCAATTATTTCCGCGAGCGCGCACGACGAGTTGGGCGAGTCAATTCAGCCGGAGTACGCCAAGGGCGACGACGGTCGGTTCTATTTGTCCGTCGATCCTGTCGACGGCTATCGGCTGGAAGACGTTTCCGGGCTTCGGTCGGCACTCGAACGCGAACGGGAAAACGCACGAACGGCGAAAGCATCGGTCGACGCGTTCGGCGATCTAACGCCGGACGCCGCGCGGGCGGCTATTGCTAAGGCGGAAAAGTTGTCCGGCGACATTTCAGAAACGGACAAATTCCGCGACGCTATCGCAGCGCGCGAGGCGCAATTCGTCGAAAAGCACACGGCGGAAATTACATCGGAAAAAGAAAAATCAGGTCAGTTAATGGGACAACTCGAACGACATCTTATCGACGCGGCGGCTACGGCGGCAATCAACGCGTCTAAGGGGAACGTTCGGTTACTTTTGCCTCATGTACGCGGAGCGGTTCGCATGATTGAAGGCCCGCACGGCGATTACGTCGCGCAGGTCGTCGACCCGGCGACAGGCGTTCCAAAGGTCACGCTTAAACCGGGTTCACAAGACCCGATGAGCGTCGCCGAACTTGTCGACACCATGAAAGGTAGCGACGATTTCGGGTCGGCTTTCGCGGGAAGCGGGAACCGTGGCTTAGGAACGCACAGCGACGACGGACAAGGCGGAAGAAGTGGCGGTTCGCCGCGAACTATATCGCGGTCGGATCAAGACGCGATCGACTCGAACTTCGAGAAGATAGCATCGGGCGAAGTTACGGTCGTTGATTAGTCGACAAAGTCGGCGGCGATCGTGCGGAGCAAGGGAAGTCGAGCGGCGGGAAGCCGCTCAGAACGCGTAGAGGCGGGAAGCCGATTCGTACCCGGTTATAAGGCAGTAGAAAAAGGGTTCAAATCATGGCTAATAGTCTCTCAAACATCATGCCGAAGATTCTAGCGCGAGGCTTAATGGCTTTGCGACAGGTCGTCGTTATGCCTCGACTCGTTAACGGGTCGTATTCAAGCGAAGCCGCCGAAAAGGGCGACACGATCGACATTCCGAAGAGCGTCGCGGTTACAACTTCCGCCGTCGCGCCTTCAAACACACCGCCCGCCGGTTCGGACACGACACCGACAAAGGTTCAAATCGCGCTCGACAACTGGCAACAGAACGACGCGTTTTACTTGACCGACAAAGAGCTAACCGAGGTCGATCGGAATAAGCACTTCGTCCCGATGCAAGTTTCCGAAGCTGTTAAGGCTTTGGCGAGCGATGTTAACAACGACATTATGCAAGAGTACAAAGGCGTTTACGCGGCGGTAGGAACTGCCGGAACAACGCCGTTTGCCTCAGACGCAACGTCGATTATCAGCGCGCGCGGCGCGCTGCACAAGATGTTAGCACCGCGAAACGATCGGCGTTTCGTTCTTGACGTCGACGCCGAAGCGAACGCACTTGCATTGGCTACATTTTCGGACTTCGAGAAGACCGGCGACGCCGCCGTTAAGATTGAAGGCGAAATGGGCAGAAAGTACGGGTTCGATTGGTTCTACGAAGACGACGTCCTAACCCATACCGCCGGAACGATTGATAACGGGTCCGGCGCGGCAACTTGCCTAGTTAACGTCGCACTTGCGGCAGGGGCAACGACAATGAATGTCGACGGTAGCACCCTTACGGGAACAGTTGTTCAAGGCGACCTCTTCTCGTTTGCCGGACTAACCGACAACGGCGTAAGCGGAACGGCGCATTTCGTCGTAACGAATACGTCCGCCGTTACGGCGGCCGGCGACGCCATGACAGGTATTACATTTGCTCCGGCTCTTCCCTCTATCATTGCAGATAACACCGTCGTAACGTTTGAGGCTTCCCATGTTGTAAACATGGCGTTCCATCGCGACGCTATCGGCTTCGCAACTCGCCCGCTTGTTTCGAATACGCTCGACGTTGCCTTGGGTTCGGAAATTATGTCGATGCAAGACCCGCAGACCGGGCTTGTTCTTCGACTTGAAGTTTCGCGCCAACACAAGCGCACGGCTTGGGAATTTGATATTCTGTGGGGCGCGAAGTTGATTCGCCCGGAACTTGTTTGTCGCGTTCTCGGTTAGTTGTTTATAGATCGCCGTCACGGGTAGCCCGTGACGGCGACTTCTCAATCTGGAAGGTCGCCGCTATGCCTCAAGAAAACGTTATTACGGTCGTCGATAAGTCTGGCACGGTTTACGTTATTTGCGAATCGGATTTCCCCGAATATGAAGCGAAGGGTTTTTCGATTGTGACCGAAGGCGAGAAGCCAAAGGCGGCGAAGAAGAAGGCGAAGAAGAAGGCGGCGAAAAAAACACCGACCGCGCCGAAGTCGGACAGGCTCGAAACGCGCTCGCTCGCAGAGTTAAACGTTATTGCCGACGACGAAGACCTCGATCTTCCCGCAAAGGCGAAGCGCGCGGCAATCATTAAGGCAATTCGCAAGGCGCGCGGCGCGCAGTAGCGCGAGGAAAGGTCGGTAAATGGCAATCACGGTTGAAGACGGAACAGGACTCGCGGCGGCGGATTCGTATTTGTCGGTCGCCGACGCCGACACCTATCACACGAAGCACGGCGCGTCGACTGACTGGTCGGGCGCGTCCACCGCGACGAAGGAAGAGGCGTTGAGAATCGCGACCCAATATTTAGACGTCGTATATAGTCGTCGTTGGATTGGCGTTCGTCAAGTTGAAACGCAATCGCTCGCGTGGCCGCGTTGGCAAGTTGTCGATTACGACGGGTTCACGATAGGCGACGACGAAGTTCCTTCGCAATTGGAAGACGCAACGGCGGAACTTGCCGTTCGTCATATCACGGAAACGGGCGGATTGCTTCCGGACATTGCATCGCCCGGAACGATTCAAAGCGAGCGAACCGGCATCGGTCGCGGCGCGGTGACGACGTCGAAGACGTTTGTCGGCGGCAAGTCGCAGATTAAACAGTTTCGCAAGGTCGAACTATTGCTTCGCGACTTGTTGGTCGCCAGTAGCGGGGAGATTGCGCGCGCGTGAGTGTTTTAGATACAACTATTCCGGGCGAGGTCGTTACGATTCTCGACGAGTTCGGCGCAAACGTTACATTACAGGCGCGATGGACGACGGGCGAATATTCAGTCGCGACGGGCAAAGTTACGACGACTTCGCCAGTAACCGGGACGGTTAAAGCGTCGCCGTTGTTCTCGTTTCGCCCCGACGAGGTCGACGGCGCGCTCGTTCAATTCGGCGACGCGCAAGCGGTCATATCGGCGACACTTCCGACAGGCGTCGAGGAAGACGAGCTAACCGGCGGTCGCTTAATAAAGAGTGGAACGACTTGGCAGATACTCGGGTTTGAGAAGATCGAAAGCGGCGCAAGTGTCGCGGCGTATATATTGCAATTGAGAAGGTAGGGCCATGATTACGGGAATTGAAAAATTCAATCGCGATCTAAACGCAATATCTAAGGGGTTACTCCCGGAAGAGGTCGCACTTGTTCAAAAGAAGATTTCGTTCGATATTCTGAAGTCGGTTGTTGAGCGAACGCCGGTCGATACCGGTCGCGCGCGTGGCGGTTGGCAAATTTCTATCGGGTCGCTACCTGTCGTTGCGCGCAAGGCGAAAGATAAGAACGGCGCAAAGACTATGTCGGATGGTGCGGCGAAACTTTCCAAACTTCCGAGCTATCAAATAGTTTTCATTTCGAACGCGGTCGAATATATCGAAATTTTAGAGAACGGCGGATTCGTTCCGCGTAATCCGGGGCCGACAAAAGACTTCAAGCGGCGCAAGGTGTCCGAAGGCTCGGTTCTCGTTCGCAACGGGTTCTCAGTACAGGCACCGGGCGGGATGCTCGCAATTTCAATTGAAAGCGCGCGCCTGAAATTTGGGGCGATTTAATGCCAGTTGCAACGGACGTAGCCGTTACGAATTTCTCGACGTCGCTCGATACATTTCTCGACACGCTGTCGGCGGTCGACTCGGCTCGGCAATGGCCGAACGCGCCGTTTGATTTGCCGAACGTCGACGGGTTGAGTGGGTCGGCTACGGTTTGGGCGGCGGTTTCGTTCCAAATGGGCGACCGGGTTGTCTTGGAGTTCGGCACGAATCCGACATTCAGGACGGCGGCGGTTGTGACGGTCCAACTTTTTACGCCCGCATTCACGGGCGAAGGGAACATTCGCGCTGTGGCGGAGTTGCTCCGCGCGAATTATGAAGGGAAATCTATCTCTTCTGGTAGTATCCGAATAATGAACCCGCGAGTTATTACCGTGGGCGAACGTTCGGGTTGGTGGCAAGTAAACGTCGAACTGCCTTTTCGGTTTGACTCACTAAAGGGGTAGAAAAAATGGCTAGAGCAGATTCATCGATGATGGACCTCGCGTACTCGGAAGAAACGACGTATGCGACGGCACCGACAGGGAATTATACGCGGTTTAGAGTTACGGGCGAAAGCCTTAAACAAGATACTTCGACCGCTATCTCGGCGGAGATTCGGAACGACCGACAAGTTTCGGACGTCGTCCGAACTAACATTTCGGCGAGCGGCGACGTTAGCGTCGAACTGAGCTACGGCGCACACGACGATTTATTCGAAGCGGGGTTGTTGTCCGCTGATTGGGTCGCAGAACTTGCCGTCGATGTCGCCGATACCGGTATTTCGGCGTCGACGGTGGACGACTCATTTAATCACACGTCCGCATGGGGGAATGACCCGACTACCGGTCGATGGATCAAGGTTTCGGGATTCGCAGACGCGGCGAATAACGGTTACTTCAAAGTAACCGGCACTGTTACGACGCAGAAAATTTTAGTCGCCGACGCGAGCCTTACGACCGTTGTCGCGGGTCCGGCAATTACAATTACGCAAGGCGCGTACATCCAAAACGGAACGGAATTCCGTTCGTTCGCGATCGAAAAGCAATTCACCGACCTAACGAATGAATTTCAATCTTACCTCGGCATGGTCGTTGACGGTTTCACGATTAACATTGCGACCGAGTCGTTGATTAACGGTTCGTTCTCTTTCATGGGTAAGAGTTGTACCAGCGCGTCGGCGTCGGCTGGAACGTTTGTCGACAACTCGGCCAATGAAGTTATGAATGCTATAGACGACGTCTTCGCGATTTCGGAGGGCGACGCCGACATCGGCAACGGATCAACTGTTGTCGGGGCATCGTTAACGATTGCCAACAACATGCGAACCCGAATGGCTGTCGGCACTTTGGGCGCGGTCGATGTCGGAAAGGGAACGTTAAACGTTACCGGATCGCTTCAAGTTTACTTAGAGAGCGAAGCAATGATCGACAAGTACCTAAATTTCACCGCGTCCGAACTGACTATCGTTTTCGAAGACTCAACCGGCAAGGGTTACGTTATTGAGATTCCGAGCGTTCGATATACGAGCGGTCAGACTGTCGCGGGCGGACAAAACGAAGATATCATCGTCGACCTCGAATTTACCGCGCACATCAATTCGACGGACTCTCGGACGATTCAGATTTCGCGATACACCGCATAACCGCGAGTCGGTTAGCGTGTCGAAAATGGCTACATTCAAAACCACCATAGCCCCGGAGTAAATAGAAATGCCCAAGCTCAGTACATTTAGAACCGACCTCGACCTCGAACTTAGCGGTCGTTGGGTTCAGTTTGGCGACGAAGACGAAAGCGGAAAATGCATCGAATTAAAGATCGCGCGACTTGGAAACAAGAATTACGAACGTCAATTAGGAACGCTTAAGCGTTCGGACTTGAAGAAGATAATGCGAAAGCGCGGGCGCGTCGATATTAACGCGCTTGAGCCGTATATGAAGGAAGCAATGTCGGTACACGTTCTTCTTGATTGGAAAAACATTCAAGACGAAAAAGGGAAAACGATTCCCTATTCTCCCGAAAAGGCACTCGAACTGTTTAACGATCCGTCGCTTCGCGAGTTTTACGAATTCGTTCGCGACGAAGCTCAGGACGTCGAGGAGTATCGCGCGGGCGTTGCCGAGGATTCAGCGGGAAACTGAGGGCGGCTCTTCGTTGGTGGCTCAAGTATGGGGCGACCGGGGATCGAGTCGTTAAGGCGTCGGAGCCGAAGAGCGACCGGCACCGCTCGAAGCGGAAAATTCCCGCATTCGTCGAAGAGGAGCCGGAGATATTCCCCGACCTGCTACCCGTCTGGCGAGCGTTCAATCAATTACACGCGGCGAGAGAGTCGAACGGGTTCGGCGCGTCGCCGCTACGACCGGCGGACGTTGTGGCATATTTGCGCCTAATAGTTCCCGACGAAGAATCGGTTCGTTTTTGGTATGATCTTGTCGCGGCTATGGATTCCGAGTGGCTTTTGTGGGCGCGGGAGTCGTCCGACAAACGGTCGACCAAATCGGAAAACGTAGAAAGTCGAAAAGAAAAGGAACCTCGCAGTCATGCCCATGATTTCCGTCGCGATTAACGCCGCCGGTGCCAAGAAGGGCGCGACGGAGTTTAACGCCGCAACAAAAAGTATGGGGCGATCGGCGACCGCCGCGAAGGCAAAGGTTGCCGGTTTGGGCGCGTCGACGAAGAAGCTCAAGTCGACAATGGGCGGAATGAAGGCCATGTTCGCGGGCATCGGCGCGACGATCCTTTTAACAAAAACAATTAAGACGATGGCGGGGTTTGAGCAAACGATGGCGACGCTCTCAGCGGTAACGGGTAAGTTCGGCGATGAACTGTCCGAACTTGAAAGCGTCGCGCGTAAAATGGGGTCGACGACGGTCTTCTCGGCGCGCGAGGCGGGCGAAGGGCTTGTCTTTTTGGCGCGCGCGGGGTTTACGGCGAACGACGCGATTAAAGCGTTACCGGGCACCCTCGACCTCGCCCAAGCGGGCGCACTCGATCTTGGCAAGGCGGCGGACATCGCTTCGAATGTTCTTTCTCAGTTTGGGCTAGCGGCGGAAGAAATGACGCGCGTCGGCGACGTTCTCGTTAATACGGCGAACTCGGCGAACACCGATGTTACGCAAATGGCGGAAGCGTTAAAAATGGTCGGGCCGGTCGCGGGCGCGCTCGGTATATCGCTTGAGAATACAAGCGCGGCGATAGGCGCGTTGGGCGACTCCGGAATTCAGGCGTCAATGGCGGGCACGAATTTGCGCGGAGTTCTTGCGGCTTTGCTCGGGCCGACAGGGAAAGCCGAGGCGGCTATGAAGCGGCTCGGCATAACAGCCGAAGAACTACAGCCGGACGAATTAAACGATTTTTCGGGCGTGTTTAAGAAGTTGGCGGGGACTTCATTTAGCGCGTCCGACGCGGTCGCGATGTTTGGTCGGCGTAATGCGGCGGCGGCTCTTATTCTTGTTGACAGTATCGGGAAGGTTGAAAGTTTAACCGAAGCGAACATAAAGGCCGAAGGCGCGGCAAAAGACGCTGCTAAGGTAATGAGCGACACGCTCGGCGGTTCGTTTAAGACTCTTGTTTCGGCTATTGAAGAGGCAATGATTCAGGTCGGCGAAGGCGGCTTCGGCGGCGCGGTACGGTCGACGGTTGATACTCTTCGGTCGGCAATTCGGATCATATACGGCTTCGCCGAAGCGGAAGACAAGGCGAGCAAGGCGGCGAACGTTTTAGCGGTCGCGCTTCGCATAGTCGCTTTTTGGATTAAGACCTTAATCGCCAAAGCGGTTATTCTGTTTGTTATCAAGTTGGCTAAACAGCTACGAACCCTAACCGCAACAGTTATGGCGTTAAATGTTGCAATGGCGGCAAATCCGATCGGCTTAATTGTTACCGGTCTTGCGCTCGCAACGGCGGCGTTTTTTACGTTTAGCGGCGGGGCGGATTCCGCGACACGGTCGGCGGAACAGTTCGCCGAACGACAGGCGGCACTAGCTGATAGACTAAAAGGTTTTAACGCCGCCGTCGCAGCGTTCGAGCGAGGAACAGAACTGAAAGAATCGTCGAAACAAGTGTCCGCGATTGATAGTTTAATACGGCTATTCGAGGCCAAGTCGGAGGCGTTTAGAGTTATGGCCGCCGAGTCGGCTAACGCTAAAATCGAGTCCGCCGATATAATCGGCATGGCTAGCGCGGTCGAAAAAATAACAGGCCGCGCGCCGGGTGGATTTGGCCCCGATGTAAGCGTGACAGATTACGGTTCTGGACCGGTAGTCTCTCGATCAAGTTCTATGCAAATACAAAAGGGTATTAGCAACCTTGAAACATATATACGGGCATTGCAAAAATATAGGGATAACCTGAAGGATAATAAGAAACAAGACGCAGAGGACGCACAGTCTAAGGTTGACGCGGTGATCGCGACAAAAAACGCAATGTCCGCGCTTAAAAAGCGAATCGCCTTAATGACCCGCGAGGCTTCTTTGATTTCCAAGACCGCGAAACAGCGCGCAATCTCGAACGCCATATTCGCAAATGCGGCAAGCCTTGAAAAATTGAGCGCGAAAGATCGCTTAATTAAAATTATGCAACTGTCGCAAATTGCGGGCTTGATGGAAGACGAGAAGCAAGCGGCGAAGAACAGGAAGAAAACCGACGCGCAAGCCAAGGCGGACGCAGCGGCGAACGTCGCGGCGAAAGAGTCTCTTGACGCGTTAATAGAGTCCCAAAAAATGGAAGTAATGTTAATCGGCGAAGATGAAGCCGCGCGCGTCCAACGCCTCGCGGTCGAGCGCGCCGAGGCAACGATAGCGGGTACGTCGTTAACTTTAACGAAGGATCAAATAACGCTAATTCAGGCGTTAGCACTTTCTAAGCACAAAGCGGCAATAGAGGCGGCGAGGATCGCCGAAGAGGCTTTGACCGCCGAGGGGAAATTGCGGATAGCAAAAGCCGAGTCGGACGCCGCCGAAGAACGCCGCGCGCAAATGCAAGAGGACGGATTAGCGCGAGCAAAGGAAACGCTTCGATTGATGGAGCAAGAAATAGAACTTTCGGGAATGTCAAACGAAGCGCGCGAACGCGAAGTCGCGCGTCGCGAATTTATTCTCGCGCTGAACGACTCCGAAGTTGAAGGCGTCGAAGCGTTGATCGCGAAGTACGACGAACTCGCCGGTAAACTTAGCAGCATTGACAAGAAGACAAAGACAATGGGCGAGAGCATCGAGCAAACATTCGAAAGAATGGGCGAGAAGATCGGCGACGCGTTCGCCGATTTCTTCGAGGATATTCTCGTTAACGTTACGTCGATCGAAGACGCCTTCGAGAATCTCGCGCGCGGTATTGTTCGGATTATGACCGAAGTTTTGGTTATGGAGCCGCTGCGAAATTCTATGCGCGATTTGTTTAGCGGGCTTCTCAGCGCGTTAAGTGGAGCGTTAGGCGGTGCGCTTGGCGGGGGCGGTGATAGTGGCGGCGAAACATTCGACGCGCTTGTCGCGGCCGGCGATTCCATTACGGCGCGAGATCTGGCTCTGAATAATGGAAAATTCGCAAGCGGCGGCGTATTCGCGCATGGCGACGTATTCAGCGGGCCGACAACCTTCCCCATGAGCGGGGGGCGAACTGGCTTGCTCGGCGAAGCCGGACCGGAAGCAATCTTGCCGCTCAAGAGAACAGCCGACGGGAAGCTCGGAGTCGAGGCGGGCGACGGTGGCTCAAAGACCATAATCGTAAATCAGAAAATATATACGCGCGACGCGGGTTCGTTTGATCGCTCGCAGAAACAAGTAGCCGACGGAGTTCGTCGCGCAATGTCGAGAATAGGGTAAGCCGATAATGGGGTTTCACGAAGTCAATTTTCCCGACCGCATTTCTTACGGCTCGACCGGCGGTCCGGGATTTAACACCGGAATAACGGAGCTTCGAACAGGCATCGAGGAAGCGGTCGCGCGGTCGTCTTCTGCGAGGCGTCGCTATAATGCCCGGTACGGCATCAAAAGCCACGCAGACCTATACGAATTGATCGAGTTCTTTACGGCTCGCCTTGGCTCGGCTAACGGGTTCAGGTGGAAGGATTGGACGGATTACGCGACGACCGCGACCGGGACGACCCACAATTCGGGCGACGCGTCAATATCGACGACCGACGAAACAATCGGCACGGGGGACGGGTCGACAACGACGTTTCAATTAGTCAAGACCTATACAAGCGGCGCGATTACTCGAACGCGAACGATCGAAAAGCCGGTTGCCGGGTCGATCGCCGTATCGGTTGATTCTGTCGCAAAGACCGACGGCGTCCATTATACGGTTAACACGACGAACGGAATCGTAACGTTTACATCGGCACCGGCGGCGGCGGAAGTTGTTAAGGCGGGTTGTAAATTCGACGTTCCCGTTCGCTTCGGTTTAGAAATCGACACGCAACTTCCGGTTTCAATCGAGGGGTTCGACGCGGAAGACCTAAGCGACATTCCGGTTGTAGAGATTAAGAACGAAGACGAGTTAAGCGACGAGCAGTTCGCGGGCGGTGCCATAAATCATGGCGACATAATCGCAACCGTAAATATGGCGATCCTTCAGGGGTTCGTTCATGTTTGGGAAACGTCGAGCGGTGCGCCTATCGCAAAACTTCCCGCGACGACGAACCTTCCGACAGGCGGTCCGATTTTCTCGATATTCAACGACGGCGCGGTTTCTCTTGTCGTTCAAAATCAGGCGGCGGCGACGATTGCAACCGTTGCGGCGAACGCGGCGGTTATGATATTTCTCGGGTTAGATTCGGGCGGCTCGAAAGTTTGGCGAGCGTTATAAATGTGGACACAACAACGATTTTACGGTGGACCGGTTCAACGCGTCGCGATTGGCGGCGGCGGGGGAACGGTATTCGCCTCGAAATTGATTCACGTTTACATAGCCGCGCCGACCGTGGCGACTTGGGACGTTCGACTTCCTGACGCAACAACCGTTAACGCGGGTTCGACTTTCTATATTTTCAATGATGGCTCGTCGCTCTTAAACGTCAAGTCGAAGGACGACGGCGGACTCGACCACGAACTCGCAGCGAATAGGGCGGGGATTTATTCGCTTGTTGACGGGTCGACGATCAACGGGTCGTGGACAAAGCGAGTTAAGACGCCCGCAAGCGCGGACTACCCGCGCGTATCGGTTGACCTGTTCGTTCGTGGCTCGGGTTCGGGCGCGACTAATCTCGACCGTCGAGAATATACTACGGCGGCATGGTCCGAAGAGGTTTCGTCGCCGGTCACGCGGGCGAACGCGGCGGGGTTCGCGATCGGCAAGCGGTTATATTTCTTTGGTGACGACGCAGCCGGGACGGACGCGGCGGACGTTCGCGAATTTTCCGGTTCGGCGGGCGGTTCATGGTCGACAAAGGCAACGCTCGGGTTCCAAATGGAACGCGGAACGGCGGCAGCAATCGACGGGATAGGCTACGCGCTTGGCGGAAGATCTCAAACGAACGCGAAGAAGTACGACGCAAGCGTCGACACTTGGACGGCTGTCACTGCGTTGCCGCAAGAGCGATACTACGCGCGCGCGATTGCGGTCGGCGAAGAGAGAAGAATTTTTATCGCACCGGGCGAGCCGACACCATACGCCGCGCCTCTTATGTATCACCCGGCGACCGATACGTTCGAGAAAATCGCAGTCTATGCCGCCATTGGTTACGAACGGGTCGGCGGAACTTGTCTTGAGGGTAAGCCTTATATATTCGGCGGGCGCGGCGGATCGACAGACTTTAAGACTGAAGTCTTTTCGTACAACCGAGCGATTAACGCATGGGCCGAGGAAGCCGACATGGGGACGGCGCGCGCCGATATGGCTTGTTCGAAACAAGAAGAAACGGCAACGCTTGCGGGCGGACTGGAAAATTCCGACGCGAACGTAAACACTGTCGAAACGTTTTCCTATCGAACGAGAACCTTTACAGCGTCAACGGCTATGCTGGCTCGGCGAAGTGGCTTACAAAACGGGGGCGTTGTTGGGATATGAATAATGGGGACATAGCAAGCGAACTCGGCGACCTGTTGAGCGATCACCGACCTTTCCATTCCGAATTTCAAATCGACAACTTTATAGTTCGCAAGAGCGCGCCGACCGCATGGGGGCAGTACGTCCAAGTTTTGCGGGAATTAGATTCGCGGGTCGAGGAATTGCGCCGCGCGTATGTGGAAATTGAACGACTGAAAATTGACGTCGAAGAATTTGTCGCGACGAAGCCGCGAGGCGGTTCGAATGACTTTAAGCGTCGCCGCCTTGTTCTTGACGAACTCGAATTAAACCGTCGCCTATCGCAAGCGGAGAAGATGCAAGCCGACCGCGAGCGCGAATTCGCGCGGTTCTACTCGATCGGTCTTTCGCTTCGCTCGGCAATCGGACCGGTCGACGAAGAGCGTCGACAGTTGCTCGACGCTGATTTGTGGCGCGCGCGCCTTGTCGAAACGCTTTACTTCGAAAAACGGTCTTCGACCGGGATTTCCAAGGAAACGATAGAAACGCTTGCGGCGTTGCCGTCGGAAATGGCGCGCGCGGCGTTGGAAGAAAGCGAAGAGGAAGAGGTCGCGGCGCGGTTCTTCGTCTCAAGAAATCGCGAAACGGTCGCGCCCGGCGAAGTTAGGCGGTTGGTATGCCGCTAACTATTCCGACAATTCATTCGGATTTTAAGACGACATGGACGAAGCGTCTTTCTCACGCTTGGAAAATCACGCGCGCCGATGCAACCGTGTTCAAATTTACATCATTCGATCGAAAGGTTACGCTCGACGACGGGCTAGTTTATACGCCTGTCGGCGGGTTCGATCAATCCGCCTCGCGCCGGTCCGACTCAATGCGCGATCACGATACAGAGTTTCGCGGAGTAATTACCGCCGCGTCGATTACCGACGACGATTTGCGCGCGGGGTTGTTCCGCGAAGCAATGGTCGAAGAGTATGTTTTCGATTGGCGTTGTCCGTGGGCGGGGCCGGTCGTTACTCATGTTTACTGGATCGCGAAAACAATGTTCGACGGCGAGAAATGGCAAGCCGAATGCACCGGCCCGATGCGTTTTCTTAAGACGAAGATCGGCGACGTTTACGGTCGTACTTGTCGTTGGGATTTCGGCGATTCGAATTGCGCGTTTAACGTCGCGTCGGTTACGCTGTCCGGTCGCCTTGTTCTTGCAATGGAAGACGGATTAAAGCGGCGAATTATTCTCGCCGATCCGACAGGTC